CAAAAGCATAGGACGGGAAAAGAAAGAATCCAAATCCTCCCTACTATCCGCGAATATTTTCACATTGCTCATCGCCATAACCATATTGCGAGTGGGGGTGTCTCCATCAACGTCTATCAAAGTGACGTGCTTCTCCTCAGGAACGCTTTCGTGTGGAACAACCTCAGATAATGACTGAGTCACTGCCTGTGGAAGCTGAGTTCTACGCTTGCCTAGAGAAAGGATTCCAATTGAATGTTGTAATGACAATATTTCTGAATGAACGTAGAGAGCTTTGTCAACTCTATCACGCACGTCACTCTTGCAAAAATATGCCTCGGAAGCTTTTAAGATACGAGCAGACTCGACATCCATAACTTCCTTCGCCATTTGCTTGAATGAACTAAGCTTTAGATTCAACTCATACATGGCATTGTCGTACTCAACATCAAGGGAAATTTCTGAATTATTCTCCTTTTCATCAGAGTCGCTTTGAGTAAACGCTTCTAAGGAAAACAAATCCTTCCATCCAAATCCCTTCCAAAATCTAGGTTTCTCATCACAGGGTAACGATCCACCTTCACACCATTCCTGATGTTTCAAGAGGGAGTCATGAATGCTGGATGCATCAGGAATTTTCGCTAGAACGACATCCTTATCAACCCTGAGCCACTCAGCGATATCTTGTGCCAAGTGGAAACGGATCGATTCAACCTCGTTTGGCGGGAGATGGAAAAGCAGCTCTCGCAAGGCACTACTCGTGGTACTGATGATCTGATTACCAAGGGTCTCATGTTTGGAAGGCAAAACCCAATTCAAACTACGCTTAATGGAATCGACCGCAAGGGCAGCCACTACGTGATCTCCAAACCACGCGCGTCTGTGCCAAGTTCTCTTGAGAAAACTGGCTTCAGTAGGGTGAACGAACTTAGACAATTTTCCGTCTTTGGCCGCACTAGTGAATTCCATAGAGGTATTCTCCTTAACAAACTTCGCGTAGGCGAGATTGTTCATGAAATCTTGGTGTTCATCTTTCACGGCCACCAACACATCGTCCCCATATATAAGGGGGCAACAGTTGTCAAAAAAGGTACCTCTATCATTAGAAGTGTACCAATACGCCATGAGAAGCATCAAACCCCGAAGAGAATTATCTTCCGCAGTCCCGTATTTGCCTGAAGGCTGGTAACCAGGTACGACAAACAAGTCTCTATTAACCGAGATATACGGATAAATCTGGTCAGTAAGAACTCCCGCGAGCATGCGCAAAGCCTCATCATTATATCCCATTCTCTGGCATAGTTTGTAAATGAGCGACGCCGATGCAATAGCCAATTCAACTGGCATAGCAAGGTCATAACCACTGTAATCTCCCTCCATCCATTTCTGCGAAAAAGAGATAAGTTTGTTCCACAGACCTTCAGCTTGAGTATGCATATTGACCCCTATTGCAATACCAAAGTTGTGACCAACTTCCACAATAGCGGAGTACATGGGGGCCAAAAACATGCGCTGGACCAAAAGACTCGGAAACGAAGAGGTACAAAAAACGCGTGTTTTACCTTTCAACACTTTCTCCATCAATCGTGGTTCGTCTTTCAACTGACACTCAAAAATGGTTGGCACATAGTCATCCTTTGAAAGAGCATGCAAGAGAATATCAACATCCCTCTGAACCTTATTTGAAAGGCGGGCTTGAGGCTGATCACCTTCGACGTAGGGTCTCTTGTTTCCAGGATAACCAAAACCACCTGCAGTGCTCAGATCAATTTTCCTTACATACACATCGCTAGGGATGCCATTCAAAGCTTGAACAGCTGTTAACGGAGCCCATTTTCCATGCTGATCAGCGGGAATAACGCTGACGAACCTCTCAACGAGTTCGTCAATGATCGGTTGGAACCTTGACAAAGGAAAACTCTTCTTATTGATGGCTACTTTCTCGAGAAAATTGTTATAGGGATTAACATACTTCCCGCGCAACAAAGTGGGTTTCATAACTGGAGGAAGGTATAAGGAAAAAATAGTCCTGGGGAAATACTTGTCAAATAAAGAATCGACTTGCTTAGTTATAGGACTAGCTACTAGTTCGGAATTCTTATTCATAAGTACAGGACCCTTTAGTTTCCCATAATATTCTATAGATCGCAACTCCAGGTAATGGAGAGGAGATTTCATGAGAGGAGCCTCCAATTGAATTGAGGTGTCAGCATGAGATGCTACAGGCAAAATCGAAGCCCATCGGAGATTCAGTTCAGAGATTGCTCTCATAATCTGCTCCCTCGAGAACCTCGGCCCAAATGAATATTGAGTAGGCTCCGCAGCAGCACCATGGATACCAATAAGGTAATCGCCCCCTCCAATCTTACATGTCAAGGGAAGTCCGCAATTGCCTCCTTTGTTTCCATCCCACTCATACATGACGGCATCGTCCAGCAAGATGTCTCCAACATGTTTATCAAACAATTTGACGTGAGTCGAAGTAAACCTCGTTGGAGTGAGGGCGACAAATCCCTCAGCGAAGTCAGTATCAAGACCATCATTTAGTGAGTTTGTCAAATCGAGAAATTTCCTACACGGAACGCGAAGCATAACCACATCGTTTGAGACATCAACAACATCTTCCTTGCAGAAGGCAAATTCTTGATACTTCGAATCATCTTTCTCGAAAGAGGCGTAGATCCTAATGGATCCTTCTTCCTTACCACAAAAAAGATGTTTGTTCGTGATCATGTATTGGCCTTTGATGCCAAGTGCATATGCTCGATTAACAATCCCAGTATGAGTGGAGAAATAAACGACATTCTTCATAGCGCGCTTGGCAAAATCATTCAGGTCTTGGGTAGATGTAGATAAGACATGTCTACGGTCCCAAATGTTATAAGACTGTGTAAGAGCATTTTTAGTACGAGAAAGTTGCAATCCTGCGCCAATCTTCTCTTCAACCTCTTCAATCTTAGTATTGAAAGGACCCTCCAATTTACCATCGGAGGAGACCTCGACCTTGACATCACCTTGAGATTGGATAGGAACTTCTTCCTTGGCCTTCTTCGGCTTAAGTACGAAAACTTTCGTCAACTTATCATCTTCTTGCTTGGAAAATACTTCCTTGAGGAGAGCGCCGGATGCCAAAAACGTGGATGCGGCTAGGAACCAAATAAGATAATTACTTCCTGCCTTACCTATGTCACTTTCTAGCATCTTCTTGGAAAACATCCCCGTGAAACTGTTGTAGCACGAGCGCATCTTATGGATTGAGTGAGAAATACTCGTTCCAAAAGTGCGACCCGTGAAATACAAGTAACACAGATACAGCAGGAGAAAGTCAAATACCTTAACGAACCACCACAAAGTGGTAAGACCCATCTTGCCAAATAAAGTCGTGCAGTAACCCGAGAAATACGCATACACGCACACAAAGAAAAGAATACTCGGATGCGTATCAGTTATTCCTGCTATCACCAACACAAGAGTCACAATAAAGGACAGCGTGGAATCGATCAATTCCTTGGTTGACTTAGCAAAAAAAATTGCTTTCTCCTTAAAATCCGTGAGGTATTCTTGAAGCGAGGTAGAGAAATCACTATCTCCATGAGCGACAATAGGATTACCATAGATACTGGAGACAATCTTATGTCTAACGTCGTCCATGCGAATTTCCTTCTCAAGGTGCTTCGTATAAAGATGTCTCAACAGATCACAATAGTTGTCAATATTGGACTCCTCATCTTTGCCATCAAGAAGGACAATATCCTCGGACCTTTTGGCATCAATTGGCCTATGTGCAGTTACTCTAAAGTACCACAAGTCCATCGGGCGCTCGACGTCCTTAGTCTTCTCTGGATCAAGACATAACCTACCCTCCTCACGATATTGTGGCTTGACTATCGCTTCCACGGTAATCCACCGCCTCTTGAAGGCGGCTGGATTGTTAACCTGATGAGGCAAGTTCATGTCGGCCTTGTTGGTATCAACTAAAACGAGTTCACAATAAAGTTTGGTCTTGCCCTTTCCTTCAAATGCCATGTCTGGATAAAACGTAAGATTGTCAATGACAGACGTCATTTCAATAAGACGCTCATCAACGATGTTCTTCGCCATGTTCTCATGCATAGTACCCATTTCGGAGTAAAAAAGATAGGGATTAGTCATGGGATCATATCCCTCCCAATACTTGCTCGTCCTACTGCGAGGATAGATTTGACTCTCGTCAAACTCACGACCTCTAACTTCGGAAAAAATGGCAGCCGAAACTCGAAGTACACTGCTTTTACCAGTTCCCGGTGGAGAACAGAAAACTATTGCAAATGGTGTCATTCTACATTCTCCTGCAATTCTAGTTTCAATGTTGGAGAGAAGCCCGGTCAATTTCACAAGTTCAACCTTAAGATCAACCGATGACTTCCTCCAAGGAGAGATGTTCTTGATATAAAGGGGAATAGACTTAACGACGTCACGTAATTCAGCGGCATAATCCTTAATGTCGCGGAATCCTTCTTTAGGTAATCCGGTGTATAAGTAATCCTGCTGTACGTATAGCAAGCGGATCTTAGACTCCAGTTCCATAAGAGGATCAGACGCAAAGACAAGTTCCTTCAATGGTACTCCTTTCATCCATGACTGAAAATATCGCTCCAGAACTGAAAGCGAACCTAAAGCAAAATCAAGAAGTTCCAGTGGATTCGTAACCTTCTCTGGGACCTTCACATACTTGAAGAATTCCTTTGGTACAATATCCTTGAAAACCTTGATACTCATAAGAGTGGCCATCAGTTTGTACATGGCTTGAAGGAGTTCACTATTCATCGTGTATTTGAGAAACGATCTCGCATCATCCACATATCCCTGAGAAATAATTTCAGCTTCGTCAATGTCTCCTACGATAGTGTACCCTTTCTTGTACATCAAATTGTGGATATGAAGTTGTTTGCAGACTCTCTTAAATTCACTCTTCTCATCCTTGAACAGCGGCGATATTATCAATACGCTCGACGTCAACAAATTGAGAGCTGCTGAGTACTTGTAATCCTCAGTATCAATGTATCTACGAACAAAATTCTTTGCGACAATGGAGACTATAGCGAAATCACTAGTCATTAATGCAGTAAATACGTCTATTACATCCATGTAAAATTCCAATTTAGCGATGAACTCCTTATCAGCTGGACTTAGGAGCTTACGGTCACAAACATGACTAGCGTAATAGGACACCTTATTGTAAAGTCCTGCTGTGTCGCCAGCAATAGTGCCAGCCAGCCTGAAGGGAGCTTGTTGGAAAACATTCCTCACAGCACCACATGTACTGCGCATAATGTCAGAGCAGGCATACTTGTTCGCACGAATATGTCTTCTCAAACAAGAATAACAAAAGGGTTTCCTATTATCGGGCGCTTGGCGCGGTGGAACAGGAGATTCTTTCTGCTCCTCAGAAAGAGGTTCTTTCACCTCCTCCCTGTAAGAAGGATTCTCTCCTTTTTCCTCCGATTGATCAGGATTACCCTGAGTAACGCATCTAAAATGCGTAATAGTCCCCTGGTGAAAAATTTCACTGGACACAATCTCTTCGCAAGCGAAGATATCACCTGACCGGGTGACATCCCCAACACTCTTTGACATGCTACATTTAGAAATCTGGGAAATCATCATGTATTTTGAAAAAGAAATAAACAAAAGAAAATAAAATAGCCCTTAAAATAAAAGAAAATAGTAATGATCTCGAACGAGTAAACACAACGAATACTGCCTGATGACAATACTACCGATTGTGTGGAACTAAATTCAAAATCAAAACTAGAATAATTCGCAACTGAGTAATGCAGGAAATCTGGGTGGCTAACCCCAGACCCCTCCTAGGTAATGAACCCGTAAGCTGACGCGAGACACCGGTAATTAACCGTAAACTTCTCTCAGCATGCCTCATGCCAATCGTTCACAACGAACTGATCACCAAACCTCAGGTGTGTTAAGCCCTATCAGTTTAATCCCTTCCTCGGTCAAGGGTTCGGGACCACAAAATATATCCCCTTATGGGGTGTCCGATTCGGAACAGTCAAACTACGACTCCGTTCCTAGCCCAATTTGTTATAGCATAATTGACTAGGTATCTTCAGGCATTCACTGCAAAACTTCTCGTAATAGGTAATGCAGCCCTGACGATTAGGCGTCTAACCCCTTGCGTGGGTGTAGAGATTGCTCTCGGACAAGATTTTCTCACGTCATCTTGGTAAAATTATTGTATGACCACTTGACTCTCCTATCTTAAGTATATTATGACAACGGCACAATTCATTGATCGTGCGGAAGCCAAAGGACCTAAGGAGCCCAAGTGTCCACTAAGGAGGCTAAAAGCCCGCTGGCGTGGTAAACGAATAATCCCAAGTCTAACCGTGGTACTCGATCTTTCTATCCTATGGTAGACGGTAAAATGAAACAGTTCATCACTAATGGATCGGCAACTACGTACCCAACCTTGCACCTCGTGCTTAATCTGGAAACGGAAGAATTCCAGTCTGATGGCCATAACTCTCCATCAGTAGAGGGTGAGATGAAAAATCTCTATTGCGGGGCGAAAGCCCCGCAAAGGGGGAGCAGAAGCTCCCCCAAAATTTACTCTAGGGAAAACGGCAAAGCCGGAAAACCTCGACAAAAGTCGCTTAGCGCTACGCGCTTAACCTGGGAACGGAATAATCCCAGTCTGACAGCCATACATCTCTGTCAGTAGAGAAATCTGCGTACGGAATAAAGCAGATTATTGAAAACTCGATAAATAGATCTAACAAGCATAAGTGTCGGCTCACTAACCGAGACTCGTGCTCGATCAACCTACTCATGCTCGCCGGGGGGTAGACCCCCG